TACATGCAATTAGTCTTGCCAGCCTTCTCAAGAGCTATCTTGACTTTCAACCAATTAGCTCTTGTTTCGGCGTCCATTACTTTCCTTGACCACGTCGCATCTTTCTATTGTGGCTAGGTCTGGAATGCTGACCGTTACCTTGACGGGTTTTCTTAGGCTTTCCTTCGACGAAAGTTTGACCGTTCAGGCTTTTAGGCTTTGCCATCAGTCGTTGTCCTAAAGATCTGATAACGGCACACCTGAATACTGTCTTACTAAGCCGGTGTAGGTGTGATGAAAAGGATGGTCAGGATTATCCCGACCATCATGCACATACAAGGCTTCCAACCATTCAACGCGATTGTTCATCGCTTGAGTGTCTTGAGCGCCAGGCTTTGAAGGAATCATTGGATCAGGGCGTTGCATCAGTTCCAAGGCGTGCCGCTAGCTTTGGTTGGCGCCAGCTTTTCGTCAATCTGCGCATCAAGTGCCGCATCAATCTCGGTCACTTTTTCTTCGCCAAGTTGTGAAGTCACCCAGCCCACCACAATCTCTTCGGTGAGGTCGGCGTAAGGGATCAGGTTGTCGGGCTCAGGTGCTTCGAAACCAAGGCTGCCATACGCTCCAGCCTGTTCGCCATCTTTGAAGCGGGTGACGGTGTAATGCACCGTGAACACAACGCCGTCGCTTAGTTCACGCTCCATGTTGGCAACTTTCCATACGGTGAAAGGAAAGTCGATGCCAGGTGTTTGGTTGGAGTCAGCCATGAGAAAGAATGCCTTGTTAGCAGTGTATTAGAAAAGCCCCGTTATGACACGGGGCGGTTAACGCACCAAGGAGAACAGTGAGTACGTCTAGTTGCCTTGTCTTAGGTGTAAACGATCATGAGCGTTCCATCGGATTTGCGATAGACGTCTCCGTCAACAAGTCCGCCTGTTTTAGCGGCAGCGTTATCTGCGTATGTGGGAGTGTTGGCGATATTGACGATACCTGACGATTTGATCTTCATCCGCTCCGTCGGGCTGCTTGCTCCTGCGGCGGTGGTGCTAAGTACGATTCTACCTGGCATGTCGTTAGTGCCAGGGGTGCCGTCTACTTCGGCAAGGATTTCTGCTGCTGTAATAAAGTTGGTTCCGTCATCACCAGCAAAACGGATATTGCCTAGATCATCAGTACTTGAAACAATCCCCCCTGTTGATCCGTTGGTTCCGCTGCGAGATCTTGCAAAATAAAACCGTGGAGCTACTGTTGTGCGGCCAGAGCCGCCTGCATTTCGATAGCAATAAAGTCCAGCAGAATAGCCGTCGTAAGCGCCTGCAGCACTGCTTAATGCAAATCCAGGGGTGAGTGTTTCAATAGACGGAGGCGCAGTAGACGTGCCAACCAACAGCCTGCCCGAGCTGTCGATGCGCATGGCGTCGCTGTTGTTATTCCTAAAATTGATATAACCAGCACCATTGCCCACAGGGTCAGTTTCAATAGTAAGCTGTTCGGAATTACTGCCAGCCGCTGAAATTTTGCAGTAATTATTTACTGCATTGGTGCGAGTCAAGCGCAACTCTGTCTCGGCATTTTTCTCAAGCTCTAAAAGTGCGCCAGGACTCGTAGTGCCAATCCCTACCGAGTCCGCAAAATAACCTTGACCCTTATAGCTAACGTTAAAAGTATCCGTATCGCTGTTGTTGCGAACTTTTAATGCTTTGTTGGTATTGGTTGACTGAGTGTTTGTTGAGCGACTAATGATGCCAGTTGCACTATCGTCCAGGACTTCAAATCTACTGTCAGGACTCGTAGTGCCAATCCCTACGTCGCCGTTCTCATCGATGCGGAGGCGTTCTAGAGCAGCGTTAAATGCATCTCCTGCTGAACCCGTGTAAAACTTGATTACCCCATTGGCAGATCTTGCACCAAGACCAAGGTCTTGGTTACCGCCATTGGCGCCAGCCATACCAATAAATGGCATACTGTTTTCAGTAGTTGTAGCCCTTCTCCCAAAAGAGATGTAATTAGAAGTATTTGCGTTATCGTTTGAATTTGAGCCCACCTGCAGTATTGACTCAGGACTCGTCGTGCCGATGCCGACTCGCTGTGATCCATCAATGGTCATCGCAGTCGTTTCATTGCCAGTAGCAAACTGCAACCTGCCGTTGCCACTGATGTCAACGTGGTAACCTTTGATTGAGCAAGCTACTTTTGCGCCACCAGAAGAATCGTTGGTGTAATACTCAACCCCGCCAATGTATCGGTTAACAGCGCCAATAGTTGCAGGGTCATTGATGCGAATGGTTGCATCAGTGCTGGAAGAGATTTCCAGTAGTTTCTGAGGACTACTAGTCCCCAGACCTAGTTTCCCGTCCGATGTGATGCGCAGTTTTTCGGTGCCATTAGTCGAGATGGCTACTTGGTCCGCGCCAGGGCGATAAATACCTATATTGTCCCCGTCAAATGCAATGCCTGGTGCAGCTGCCGTACCACTGCTCGCATTTTGCAGCAGGGCCGCAATACTGACCTTTTTTGTGGTGTCAGCGCCAACGTCAACGATTGCCAACACATCGGTGCTGACTGGATTGGTATAAGCGACCAGATCCGTAATCTTGACGTTGGCCATGCCGAAAGCTCCTATGGTGAAAGTCTAAAGCAAATCAGACCTTGACAACCACAATCGTACCGTGGGCGGGGTGTTCGTTAATATTAGAAGTGCCGCTTTGTTTGTAGAGATAGTAAATATCATGTTTACCGGCCGCGAGGGATCTTGCCCATTGCGAGCCCGAGGTTTGATTCCCGGCTTCCGTTTCGCCATAGAACGCATCCACTGGTGGCGCTGTTGTTGAATCAATTCCAGGCGCAACGTAAGCGATGCTGCTTGTTGTTGTATTGTTATAAATATCAAGAAAAGCGGTAACCAAGGTGTCGCTAGCTTGCACAAAGCTCACTCTCGGTGTTGTTGCGTAAACAGATGACGGAACAACCCCCCACGCAGTGTATTGCGTAACATTCCAGCCATTCCCAAAGAAGTACACCGCGCTGGTGTCGTACAGGTTGTACAGATTTGCTAGATACACCTTCGGGTAGTTGGCACTATTCGCACCAGTGATCACACCGCCGAGATCAATGATGCTGTTACCCGCGCTGGTGGTACGCACCACACCGAGCAACCTGCGATCAGGCGAACCATTCTTTACAAGAACACCATTTTGAGTGCCGCGTGTTGGGGGCGTAGTGTCGTTTGTCCAAGCAACGTACTCAACCGCAAGCGTCGGTGATACGGCAGTGCCGGTGTTGTAGATATAGATGTCGTAGTTGGTATTGGCGCTGCTAGCACCGCTGAGGCTGAAGCTCTGCACACCGCTGAAACGCACCACCGCCCAGCGCAGGGTGATTTTGCTGTAAAGCGCGATCTCGTTGCCGTTATATGGGTGCAGATACAAAGTGCTGCCGCTTTGATCCGCGTTCGGTACTGCAGAGCTATTGGACAGACTCAGCCTTGCGTTCACCACCGACTTCACCGCATCGCCAAGTGCTTGGATCAGCGTGCTCGGTGTGACAGCAAGCGTGGTCGAGGTGAACTCTTGCACCTCAGCGGTGGTAGCAAGCTCGATAACACCACGTTGATCGGTAGTTGCGGTCGGCAATGCAGGCAGCACTTCACCGAACGGACCAATCGTGACGCGATTGACGCCATCGAGGTAGCTGGTGTTGGTTGTCCACGTTGGCGTACCAGTGACTTGACCGCTCAGTGTCAGCGAACTGTTGACAGTCAGGTCATCAGCAGACAGCGTTTCGAAGAACGTCGGGAAGTCGATGGTGTACTCATCGCTGCCAAGCTGTTCCACGCTGAGCGATTCGCCAGTTGCCAGATCTTCCAAGCCTTTGTTGCTGACAAGGAAGCCTTCTTGGTTGAAGCCAGAAGCGTAAACACGACCGCCATTGACGTGCGTGAAGTAGTACGTGAACTTGTTAATCGTGCCAAGCTCTTTTTGGTATTTCGGTAGAGCCTTGGTGTAGTTCAGGTATCCGGCCCATTCGTAAGCATGACCAAACAGGCGGATTGTGCTGGGACGGCGGAACTCAATCGGCCAGTTTGCCCAAGAGTTTGCAGCGCCGCTTGGAGCGGAGATGCCATCCAGCGCTGATCCTGGATTGCGGTCACGGTTAGCGATCGTCTTGGGCAGCAGGATCGTGTGCGCGTTTGCAGCGCTGAAGCCGATGCTGGTCAGGAAGCTGTGCAGACCGAGGTAATCGGTTGCAGTGCGGTACTGCGCGATGACATCGGCATCGGTTGACCAAACCGTCGTCAGGTTGTAGCCGAGAGTCGTCGAAGCATCGACGCCGCTGGTGTCGTTGTCAAAAATAACCTCAGGCTGAGCGTTAGGCAGGAAGTCTTCGTTGTTGTAACCCTCGTCCATGTGAACGTAGGCTTCTTCCCATTCGTCATCATTGAACGATGCGCTTTCGGTTTCCTTGACGCAGATGTAGTGCTTGTTGTCTTTGGTGGCGTTATCACCAGGGCGATAGTAATCGTTAGCGGTCCAAGGCTGCGAAGCGTTATTGCGACGCACCACCACATCAGCAGTCTTGACAACACCAGCGCCGGTTGCAGGTTCGCCGCCAGTTTGCATCACCGTCAGCAGTTTGGTGCTTGGGATTGCGGTATCGATTGACGAACCAGTTAGCGTTGTCTGCAGTACGTAATCACGTACAGGCAGTCGCGCTTCGGTGGTGGTGTTATTCAACACCAAGCTGTAACGACGCTCGGCGGTGGTGCGGGAATCCTTCAGACGACGGATATAGACGCGACGACCAGCAAGTGACGGATAATTTTGACCGGTGTCAACACCGCCTGGAGTCAGGATGTCGTCTCCGGGCTCGATGCCCAGTTCGTTCTCGATCGTGCCAGTGAAGTTGATGCGATCTGGATCAGTCGGATCCCATGCTGATGAGGTGAACTGAGTGCGATAATCTTCACCGATCGGGTTTTCGATCCACAGATAAGAGTTAGTGCGAAGTGTGTAACCCTTGGAATCGACGACTTCAGGCACGCCCGGATTCGGGATGCTGTCGTTCAGCGGAGTATCAAGATTGAAGTATTCCTGAGATTGGATTGTTGCATCACTTTGTCCTGTGGCAATGTTGCCAAGGTAAATCTTGGTGATGTTGCCATTCTCTTCTGTGAGGTTAGTCGCAACGCGGAGTTTGCTGACGGTCCAGTTGCTATCTGCTCGGAATGATGTGGTTTGGTAATCTTCAGAAATAGCAGCGCAACCACCGAAGTTGCTGTTGCTGTTGGTAATGGTCAGCTCGCCGCCAGTTTGCGTCCAGTGGTGGACGCCTTGGCCGATGGCGAAAACTGATACCTCTTGGATGACGGCGTTGTTGACCGCACGAATGTGGAACGACCGGCGATTGGGATCCATCCGCGTGTTGTCGGGATCCGTTGTGATGTAGTCGTCGTAGTTAGAGAATGTTCCCCACGATCCACCGCTGTATTTCTGCCAGCAGTTCAGGTCGCGTTGCAGACTGACGCCAGTGAACTGCGCGATAACGCAAGACCGCAGACCGTTGACTTGGTCGCCATTAGTGAAGACGCCGCACAATCCCCACTCCGAACGACTGGAGCAGTTGTAGATGTAAGGCGACGCACCTTTCGTGGTGTCGCTGGTGACTGTTTGCGAGCCATCGGCAGGGAAGGTGCCGACGATCTTCCATTCTGTGTCGCGCTTGACGGCAAGATCGTTGCTGATGTTGCCGGTGTTGTTCGCGCCACCGAATGCAGTGCGGATCTTGCCGTAGAACGCGTCAAGATCAGCGGCGCTTGCAAACTGGAAGCAATCGACGAGGTGATGGCTGGAGTTTGCGTTTTTCTTGTCTTTGAACGTGATGCCGTAGTAGTAACCACGGCCAGTCATCTTGAAGATGGCGCGGCGGTTCGAGTAATTCGCTGCTTCGTCTGCGACAGCCGGAACCGAGGTGGGGCGGATGATGCACTTCCGCAGGTCAAGGCTGCAAAGGCTGCAACCGCGAGGCAGAATGATGCCGCCGCTGGTTGGGTTGAACGCTTCGAGTTCGCTGTCCGTTGGATTCTTGCCATCGGTCCACTCGGAACTGACGGTGCTGCCGGGACCGTTGAGCACATCGATCAGGCCGGGCATCAGCACGATGCTGACCAGATCGCCTTCGTAAGCGGAGCCGGAAGTCTCCTTGAGGTATGACTTGCTGGTGATCAGCGCCGCTTCGATAATGGCGCGGTTGATTGTTTTGAACGGACGGCTTGGCGTATAACCGCAGACCAAGCGTTGGTTTTCTACAATTTTGCGCTTGGATTCGATTGTGCCATCGTCGTAATCGTTATACGAACCAGTGACGAAAGTATCGGTTCCGGTGTAGGAGTTTACATACAGTACGAATGGTGCGTTGAGCGGGTTGATCTGGTTGGCACTGCCAGGCTCGGTTGAAGCGTCGCCGACAAGCTGACGAGTAAGGTCATTCAGCGCGGCGATTTGGCTGCGGAACTCACCTTGGGTTGCGTTGATGTCGCTCAGTGAACCGCTGTCACCGGCAAATTCCAGACTCGCCACGCTACTTTGACACTACATGGAATCATCGTAGCGCCGTGGAAATCAGGTTGCTATTTTGAGCTTGATCTCAGATGTGGCTACAAAATCAGCCGTACCAGCGATCACCTCAGTGGCGCGGGTGTTCAGGCGAGTGTTGGTTAGCAGAATGTCGCATTCGTAATAGACCGATCCATCGATTCGTAATGATGGTGCTGAGTGGTCTTTGTAGAGGTAGAAGCGGGCTCGGGTGTTGCACTGGTTTTGGGTCAGCAGCACCAGCCTGAGCAGCGCAAGGCCATCTTGTTCGGTATCGACGTAGCTGTGCTCAGCCAGGAACTGCAGGCTGCCAGCGCCACGGACCAGTGATTTGACGTGCTCACCGAATGTTTCGCCGATTGCGGTAGTGTCGAGGTTGCTGGCGTCGATGCTCATCACCCATTCTTCAAGATCGCATTGCAGCTTCCAGTCGCGGTTTTCGCACACGACGCTAAAGCCAGCGGGCAGCGTGATGACCGATTCGAGGCGCTGCTCAGAATCAGGCAGCGTCAGTGGCTGGATCGAGTTTGCTGCAGTATCGATTGCGCTGATGTAGCTCGCGTCGTTGTCGTAATGCGCGACGATGAAGTTTGACGGCTTGACGGCGACCAGCGGTTTTTCGGTGCCGGTTTCAGAGTGTGCGGCGCCCTCGGTGGTCCATAGCTTGATGCGATCCAGCACATCGCGGCTCATGTAGCCATCGATTTGTGTGGTCAGCCCTGTCGTGGCGGCGGTGTTGTAGCGATCGTTATCGTCTTCACTGCCGTTAAGACCAATCAATGTGTCACCTGATTGGGTGATTAGCGTGTCGCCAGCCTGTGTGGTCAGCGTATCGGCTGATTTGAGCTGATTGTAAAACGGTGCGCCATCCGTCAATCCGCCGACGTAGAAAGCAAGTGCCGGACCTGCATCCCAAGCCGAGCCACGGTAAAAGCCATGGCCATCGGGGCAGTCTGCGTAACCGTCACCATTGACATCGAATGGAACGCCACCTGCAGCAGCAATGATGATGCGGTCACCTGCCCAGTAAGCTTGGTTGGCGAGTGAAATGCTGCCGGTGTTCAATCGCGCAGCAGTCAGCGCCATTGCATCCGGGATCTCCCGGCTGATTTCAAGAAAGCCGCCGTTGCCGAGAACTGCCATTAGAAGTTACCGCTGGGCTTGCCACTGACGCTGAAGGACACCGGAACGCTGACCAGATCGCCGACGCTGACACCGACGCCAACCTGAGTCAGAACGACATCACCGCTGATCGTTCCAAGCGAGCTGCTGGTGTCAAGCACCAATGTCACACGCGATTCGTCACCGGTATCACTCAAGATGCGGTTCATGATGGTGCGCGTTGCGGTATTGGTGTCGTCGTACAACAACGTGCCACTGCCGCTGGTACTGCGGATGCCGTATTCGTAAGTGCGGTCAGCTTGACCGATGCCGGTGGTATCCAGTGCGTCGCGGTTGATGTTCAGCGTGACATCACGCACCTTGGCGATTGCGGTGCCGTTGAACCGTAATTCAGCGGTAGCGGAGGTTTTAATCGCCATGACGTATACCCTTTAGCTCATTCTAAGCTCAGCGGTCAATCTGACTGTTACGTTGGACCTACCTGGTGCGACGCTTTCGACTTGCGGCGTCGAGCCTTCGGTGAAGCACCAACTTAGTCCGGCACCTGTTGCGCTTGCATCGAGCCATGTGGTGAGCGTGGCATCGGCGCCGTTGAACAGAATGTCCGGCAGCGTGAGGCTATCGACTGAACCTTTTGCGGTGTTGTATGCGTTAAGGATTGCGGAAGCGTTTGCGTCGCTGATGTTATTGAACTGCAGCGACAGCGTGGCGCGGCTTGGGCGGCTGCCCCATAACCTGCGAGTTATCACGCCGGACTGAGAAGTCTGCGTAGTGGTTTGCCATGCAGGTGCGGTGAAGCTCCTAGCGGTTGGTTCGATGCTCGGGAAGGTGGTTGCCATCAGTCTTGGATCTTCCAGTTACCGGCAGTATCAAAACCATCGGCAACTTCCAAGATGCCGGAGCTGTTAACAGGCATGTGCATTGCTTCTATTGTAAATGTGCCCTCATCATCTGGCGTGATGCGCTCCACCTGATACACGCGGACCTGCGTTGACGGCAGCTTGACGGTGAAAACGATGCCGGTTGGTCGTGCGGTTTTGCCGCTGACGCTCAGTGTCATGTCGGCAGGTGGTGTGCCTTCGGTGCCATCCCAAGCAATCACGTCGTAGCTGCCGTTTGCCAGTGGCTTTGTGCTGACCAAGGCACCTTCGGGTGTGACGACGCCGTTGTTGAACTCGTCGTACTCGGTTTCATCCATGGCGACCTTGATGTAGTCACCGGGTGCCAAGCCTGCGGTCAAGCCGTCGTGCGTGGTCTTGAAGGTAATGGTGTGTGTTGGGATGCGGCGCATCCTGACCAAGAACTTGGCGGCATCGATCGCATGAGCGCGGCTGGTGCAATATGCCGACATGTCAAGCTGCTCGATCGGATCGGTCTCGGATCCGGTGGCCTCACGCACCAGCACTTCACGCACCACTGGGAAGAGGCCGGGACTGGTCAGATCGTTGCTGGGACGTTCTTCACGGTAACGAACGGAAACTTGGATCGGGTCGCGGTCTTCGGGATCGAAGTATTGAAGCTGGAAGCTACCTTCTGCAATGTTGCCTGCGGTGAACAGACCAGCGATTGACACAGCAGTGAACGAGATTGCGGGCCTGAGGAAGTACTTGCCGTCGATCTCGCCGGACTGCAACAGGTGCGTGGCGGCCAAGTCGGCTGCCCATTGCCGGATGTTGATTGGTTCTGCGACGGCAGCATCGTAGAAATACTTGCGATCCAGGCACCACTGCGCGGCAGTTGCGAACTCAGTGGTGTCGATCATGTAGGACTTGATGAACGAACCAGCGCCGTAGCGGGTGTTTGTCATCAGGTCGTACAGAACATCCGGGAACAGATGGGTTGCGCCGGAGCCACCAAGCATTTTTGTGCATTCCTTGCCGCCGGTTACATAGCTGGAGAACTGCGCGAACTGCTGCCATTCCGCTGATGAACGGATGTTGATGCCGACTAAGGCAAGGTCGTCATACAGTGGCGCTACCGAGTTTGGAACGATCTCGTTGACGTAAACGATTTCGTGCTCGGGGCCAGACTCGGCGGAGCTATTGATCTCGGAGTAAACAAATGTCTCAGCGAGTTTGCCATAATCGTCGATGTAGGTATTGGTGTCAACTAACGGCAGAC